CCAAGAACTGATCATGGTTCGACTTCACCACGACTACCTCGTCTGTTAGACCAGCTAAATCTTTGATATCTTTTGCTAAGATGTTTAGCTCTGATAACAACGAGAGTTGCCCTTTCTCAGAGCGTTGAGCCTTAAGAAGCTTATAGTTACCCTCGTGGTGATTTATAGAGATGCCGTCGAACGCATCGTGAAGGATGATCCTCTTAGGCCGGATCAACTCGGCTACCTGCGTCCAGGCGGCCCTGGCCTGAGGATCAGTCGATCCAGCGTGCCAATCTCCCAGAACGAAAGCTTCTGGTCTGACCTTGGATGTGGACGAGGGTGAATACCTCACACCCAGATCGAAAAAAGTTCCCTTAGAGTCAGCTTGTATTTGTCTAAAATGATAGTAATCACTATCTACTATTTCTACTACGATAGCGCCCAAGACATGATCATTCTTCGCGATGTACGCGGTACGCTGAGACATGTAGACATCGGTGTCGTAGTTGTTGACTGTTATTGCCCCCGTGGTCATCATGAAGCATGGAAGTGAACTGTTCGACACCGGTACGGCCTTAAGTCTTTGCTTTGGTGAAGCATATATGAACGTGCCGTTCCTCTGGCCTATACGACCAAGACCTGTGGTCGGATCTATGTGCTTCGCCGACAACTTGATCGTTGATATGAAGACGTTAGAATTTAGGCTCGTATCTTCCAGAACTATGTTCTCATCCTTCAGTTGAGCCGATATCGTGCCCCATTGAGTTGCTCTACTGTGAGCGGGATCTGAAGCAACAAGGATCAATAGTTGAGCATCGTTGATCTTGCAGAAGTTCTTGATAGAAGCGTAGAACTTCTCGTGTATCTCGCACCCATTGACCGCGGTGGTGATGACGAACCGCTTAGAGGAAGCGACGTCTTCTCTTAGCTTAGACAATGATTTTGGTGAGTATAGTTGCTCAACTGTGATGTCGAAGAAGCTATTAGGATACTTGTCCCTTGCGACTTTCTCGAGAGCAGTCAAGGACCCAAAGTGGTGGGCGATCATGTCTCTGGTGATGCCCAGAGTCTTAAGATCTTCCATCTTGATCTCACGCTTAAACTTCTTGGCCAATGAGGCGAAAGATCTTACTATAGCGTCCTTTTTCTTATTATTCACTTTTTGCTGTTTTTGCATTGACAAGCCTTATCTGGCGAAGTTGTCTTCTCTTCGTGTATCAACATATATAGTAACGCGAGGTAGTTCCTCGCATCGGCTATCCTACCCTCTATGGGCTCATTGGAGAATTCTTTTCCATGCCTTATGTAAGAAGCGATAGAGGACATATGCTTAGATAAGTATACCCATAACTTCTGCTTAGGATTCATTCCTACGATGTCGGCATCCTTGAAGTTAGCGAGACAATCTTGATCTCCAGCGTACTCAGCACCCTTGCTGATTAACAAATTTCTTTCGTTTTCGATCATCTTCTCGAACACATCTTTTTGATCGGACCAAAGCATAAATCCTCCATGTATGTATGGAGGATTTTACATCCTATCATGTATTTTTTAATGTTCAACTATATGTGAACGAGAAGTTAAATGCCACCTTGGTGGTGGTTGTGTCCGAGACGTCAAGGGCAAGTGACACCTCATAGGTATTAAATATGCCTTCTTTATCTAAAGCATAGTAGATGCCGGCAAAGTACGCATTGAGATAGTTGCCTTTAAGTCTCAAGTATGTCGGGTTATCAGTTGTTGTCACGAGCACCGTGAACACGGATTTTCCAGCTGCTGCAGCAGCTTGAAGCCCCTGTAGGAGAGTTGCGTAAGATGCTGGACGAGGACTAGAATACGTCAATGACTTTGCGGTCAAAGCTCCAGAGGGAGCTACAGTGGTATCAAAGGTCGATCCGACTGTTACGGGAGAAGCTACGATCAGCTCTGATTCTGTTCCACCGTCCAGATACTTAACCTTGTAACCTGCAAGTATGGCGGCGTTCGATCCGCTGTTGGCTATCGTGAACATAGGACTTGTAGTCGAGATGTCGACAGCGTCCTCGAGTACGATATCCTCGTACTGAGGAAGTATGAATCTTCTTCCTAGATCAAACGCATCAGACAGTTTCTTGTTTAGACCGTTGGAGCCGTCCAGATACAAAGATTTTAATGTAGTCATTTATTATTCCAATATTTTTATAGGGTTAAACTAGAACTTGGATTCACTTCACCTGACTCGATCTCCTGGATCTTTCCTAGCAAGAAATCAATCTTCGCGCGCTCGAGTTTGACAACAGAAGAGTAACCACTTTTTAGATCCTTGACGATCTGTTGTGCAGCAATAAGCTTCTCATCATTAGCTTGCTCGTCTTTAAGTGCCTTGATGGTCTGTTCGGATTTAGCTATAAGATGCTCAGCTTGATCTTGCGATATTGATGAGTGGTTTTCGACGAAAGCCTTTGATAGGATACTGCTCGCTTTTCCATACTTGATCTTGTTCTTAGTCATAACAGACTCCTTTCGATAAATAATTATCATTGTACCTAATCATATAAGAACTGCTTATTATTAACCTTTTTAAAGATTACATCGGGTGGTATACTGACCGTGCATTTAAAATTTCTACAATTGAATCTTAAATACGAAGCGTACATCACCTGAGCTACAGCGTCAACAACGTCGAATCGAAAGTAAATAGGTTTACCAGTAGTAGTCGAAATACTATGATTTGGAAATCTTATTCCAAACCTTTCCCATAGTGCTTGAACGATCATGAGCTTCTTTGCCGGTGTTGCGCCCCATCTCTTCTTCTGCTCCTTTGTCGGCGTCGATCTTCCTGCTGCAAACACCTTCCAGTTTGAGATGTTTAACACCTCATAGTGAAGATTTTGCTCTCTAGCCCACATATGAATTACGGTGCGATACGCAGGGTTCACGTTGGATCCTGAGGCAAATCTGGCCCCGAAGAAGTAGTCCTCCACCGCGATCTCGTCTGCCAGGACGCGATTCTGCAATTCTGAGATACTATTCTTGAGATCGAGACACCAGTCACCGATATACTGCGACGATGTATCGACGTCTATGAACCCGTATTCAATGATCTCGCAATTATCGCCTTGAATACGAGCTACAGCGTATCCTGAGGAAGCCCCAGGATCGAAGGCTAAGATTGTTTTCATGCGGCCTCGTTAATCTTTAACTATAGACCACTGACCATTCTTTTCTAGCTTAAGTTTCTCTTTGACCGACGGAACTAGACGAAAGCCAGCGGTTTCCAGTCTTTTTACCCCGCCGTGTTGAGAGTTTATTTCTTGCAAAGTTAGCGGCCGATCGGTAATCCTATAGCCGTCTTGAAGGATGTGATATTGATAAGATTCGCCTTCGGACTTAGTTGTAAACGCGAGAGGATTTGTGTTCGCCTTGACCTGCATAGCTGCTTGTCCCATAGCAAAATCTTTTGCTTGTGGAGTCTTGATCTGCTCCGCAACCTTAATAGGGTTCTTCTTGGACTTAGGAGCCATTGAGGGAGCTTTCGGGGGTTTTGGAGGCTCAATTGATGGCATCCTTAAGCTTGGCATCAGTCCAGCTTTTAATAGATCTTTGATCTCATTAAGTTTTTTAACAAAAGTTTTCATCATGAAATTGCCGATACACCGTTTCGCTTAACTATTGTTATAGATTGATCAAACAACGATTTAGCCTCAGACGCGTGATCTATTACTACTATACACCGCTTAGAGGCCATCTCTTTTAAAAACTCTATTACCCGAGTGCGATTGGCAGCATCTAAATGATCAAAAGGTTCATCTAATATCAACGGGTTAATATGCGCACCTGTGTAACGAGATACAACTTCAGCTATTGCAAAATCAATAGAAAGGGACAGGCATCTTCTTTCGCCACCAGAAAGCGATCCTACGGATCGTTTTACACCATCTATGATCAAAGAATCAGACATCTTAGACACCACTGAACCAGATTTGTTTTCTTTAAATGAAAGAAGCTCATACGAGGAACTAGGCCAGACAAGCTGAATTATTTCCTGTATCTTGTCGTTCAAGGCCTGAATCACAGAGTCCATAATGTACGCTGGTGCGCCTGTTGGAGAGAGAACCATCGACGCAGCCTCTAGTTTTAATATGTCGTCTGTTTTAGACTTCAACAACTCGTTTGAAGTGTGTATTGATGCCTCGACGGCCTCGATCCTAGATTGAAGTTCATCCTGCTGACTGATGGCTTTTAGTATAGATTTGCGTTCTGCGTCTTTTTCTCGATAGAAGTTTTTAAGCTCAGTCAACCTTGTCTGAGCAGCATCGTACTCAGACATCGAGTCTCGTATCTTACCTTTTAATGAAAAAATGGCATCAATTATGGACTGTTCTTTGGCAACCTCTTGCTCTAACAAGCTTATGGTGGAGGATAAGGTTGCGATCTTTGCCGACAACTGCTGTTGATGAGCCTTTACCTTTTGAGCAAACGAGGAAGAATCGTGTCTTACAAATGAACCGTCTACGATGTCCAACTCTGCATCGCAAGACGGACAAACACCGTCGCATGAATCATACGGCGACGGCTGTCTCTCAAGGTCGCGAAGTTGTTGGCGATGTGCCTTTAACTTACCGCTGCTTACAGATATTTCTCTTAGTTTTATATTAAGTTTTTCTATGAGCTCAGAAAACTTTTGAACATCATCTGGCGGCCGAACGGAAGATAGTCGATTTATCTTTATAACAACTGCCGATATTGCTTCTTCTAAAGATTTAAGCTCACACTGTAAAGCGCTAGAATCAACACGAGACTCTTTAAATGCCGAGAGTTTACCGTTGAAAGTAGATATTGAGTTTGCGATCTGGTTTTTATCTGCGTTTGCGAGTTTTATGTCTTGATCTATCTTCTTTCGCGCCTCTGCAAAACCGTCTGCCCGCATTAACTTTAGGATCAAGTCCTTCCGACCCGAGTCGTTGAGATCTAGGAATCGGCTACCAAGTCCCTGAGCAAAGTACTGAGCCAAAATAAACTGATCATAATCTATGGGAATGATCCTCTCGTACTCTGCCTCAGTAATCTCATCGTCGTTAATGCAAGAACGAAAGGATTTCGGACGGCCGCGCTCAACTCTGAGAACTCGGTCTTTTGAAAGTTCAATGTCGACTGTAACTCTAGCTTCTCTAGAGCCCCTACGAACAAGATCAGTGACAGAGACTTGTCTTGGACATTGTCCATAAATCCCCCACGACAATGCGTGAAATATTGACGATTTACCAGCACCATTGGCCGACTCCGTATCTTGGTTCCATCCGTCTACGAGTATCAGACCGTTCTCTGAAAATGAGAGAGTAGCATTCTCTATAGAGAGAATATTACTTATTGTAACCCTAGTTATGCGCATCTTTATCTCTTATGCGGTGGTTTAGTCTGTATCTGAAGTTTACCCTGTTCGTCGAGGTACAGCCATCCTTCACTCAATGAGTGCTCTACAGGATACTGGGCAACTAGTCGAGGTACTTCGACCTTCCAAAAATACTCTGACCTACGGGACTCAAGTATTTCCTTGTTATCGGGAGGAACTCTGACTCCTGTGTACGAGTCTATCGTCTCCTTAACGGTTGCCGGCTCAACAAAGCTAGGGATTTGCCTGCGCATCTCAGATGAGCACTTAGGACAAACAGTTGAAAACGTTGATGCCGAGGTGTATCTCATCACCTCGGCACCACATTCGCACGTGAACCTATACTTAGGCATCAGAATCTGACTCCCAATACTAAACCTATCGTATCGTATTTGGTGTTCTTAAAATCCATCACAGACCCCATGAACAGTGGTCCATAAAAATTGTACTCTGCTATGGCAATGTTCTTAAAGTCATTCTTCTTGCCCACACCTAGGCTATATCTGCTAGAATATTTAACAGATTCTTTATAGGAACGATTAACCTGTTCTAGTTGAACAGTCAACTCTTGCTTCTCTAGCTGATGGGCCTTGTTCATCTTAATAAGTTTATCCTCATACTCCGTCTTCATTGCCTCGCGAACTTCGATGATCTTCTTATCAACTTCTTTCTGAAGCTGAGCAATCTTCTGCGATTCTTTTTCCAAGATTTCTTTCGAGATCGTCTTCTTCTCTACCGTTCCATCAGGCCTACGGGTCTCGATGACAACCTTCTCGACGGATTTTTTGAGCGATTGATTCTCTGTGACCAAGGCCTGAACCTTTTCTTTGAAAGAAGTTTCCATCTGGAATTTCTCTTTCTCGAGACGAGAAACTTTCTCTTGCTGTAAGAACCTAAGTTGCTCAATCTCGGCCTCCTTCTTTGACATCCTGTCCTCGTACGAGAGGACGAGTTGTTTCTCTCTAGCCACATCGGAGTCTCTGTACATTGCGACTGCAGCAAATAGCCAACCGCACAAGAAAACTAGAAGATATTTAATAATCTGATTATTTAATATACTCATGATTCTTGCCCTGCCTCGTTCATCATGTCTTTAAGGGCGGCTTTGCTAAGCTCCATCTGAGTCTCAAGGTTGTAATCTCTAGGCGACACGACGATGCCGCCTAGAGTGATCATAAGCGAAGCCACGGATATAGCGTTACCGATAGCTACGCGGTGAACCTTAGCCGGCTCGATAATCCCTGCATTAAAAGGATCGACAAACGCGTGCTTGTCTGCGTCAAATATCGTGCGCGGTACTCCACTCTTGTCTGAAGCCGCAGAAGACTTTATCTGCTCTTTTATGAAGGCCACTTTATCGTCTTCGCCGCAGTTGAACATCAGAACCTCGAAAGGTCTCTCAAGAGCAGCAGCCAGTATCGACCAGGCTGGATCCTGATTAGATGTTGCGTTTCTAATCCTCTGAGAGAGTGCTAGATGAGTTGCACAACCGCCTACGACAATACCCTCGGCAACTGCAGATCTTACTGCTTCTACTGCATCCTGAACGCGATCTCTTCTTTCTCTGACCTCGGCATCGGTCATGCCGCCGACCCATACCGTCGAGATGCCACCAGTCAGCTTGGCAATGGCTGCCCTAAGATGTGCTTTATCATGCTCAGAGTGAGCAGCGGCCATAATGGATTTTAGTTCAGAAACTCGAGAATCAACAAGATGGGCATCTGATTCACACTGCACAAATGCTTCGTAAGTGTTTACTCGAGCGGAGGAGAATGATCCAAAGTTCTCGCTTATGAATGAGACAGCATTCACAGGATCCATCACGGTTGCGCCGGTATATGCAGCCATATCTTGTAGGAACATCGTTCTGGAGTTAGCAAGTGTAGATTTTGGCACCTTGATTGGAAGAACTGTTACTCCTCCCTTGGAGGTCTTCAAAAACTTCTCGATCACTGGATCAGCAAAGCCGTGCGCCATCACGATGATAGGTTTTCCGAAGCATTCCTCGTTGGACTCGAATGCAGACTGAATAGCAGCAGGAAGAACTAGATCGTTCAAGACACCATCGAACAGCACGATGAGACCGGAGTCCATGCGAACCTGCTGATTAGCTCTATCGTTTATGAACGCTGATCCGATCGAACCGATGTCCTTCAGCCCGGATGTGATCACATACCCGTCAATGGTCTCCACTCTCATCCCGCCTCCTTGATCTTCTTGTATCAAGATGTGACCGTCTTCTCCGGCCGCCAAGAAAGCTTTAACTACTACGCTAGCCACGTCCTCATCGCCGTTGGCCGATATGAGAGCAACTCTCTTGAGATCCTCATCAGACTTAACCTGCTGCGCGATCTCTTTCAGGTAAGGAAGAACAATTGTTTCGTAACATTTCTTTATCTGGTTTACTAGTCTCTGCGGATTGTAGCGCCTGTTGTTACTCATGAACGTCGACCCTATGTTCACAATCGCATCCGCCAGAACGATCGCAGTAGTCGTGCCGTCGCCCGCATCTCTTGCGGTGTTAAGCGAAATCTCTTTGCAAGTGTCAAGAACCGTATTTGCTGCAGCATTTGGTAAACCTAATGATTTTATTACAGTTACTCCGTCCTTAGTGACTAAGCACGGAAGCCCTTCGCGTTCTATGAGAACCGGACGCCCACCTGGACCAAGCGTCCTACCAGCAACAGCCGCCATCTTCGACAGGGTAGACGTGACGATTTCATTCAACTCTTTTGGGCTGTCAACGATGTCCTTGGTCTTAGACTTGATGTATATCATCTTTCTTGTTCCTCTTCTTGAGAGATTTAGTCCTTTTGTTAGACTCTGATATCTTCCTCTTGCGCTCTTCGGTCATGACGATCTTTTGATCTTTGCGCTTCTCTCGAATCAACGCCTTTACTTCTTCAGAATGTTTTTTACCATAGAATCTATTGTTGCTACCGAGTTGGGATCCTTGAGCTTGCTTAGTAAGCTCAGCGTGTTTAACTCTAATCTGCTCTTCTGAGAATTGATTTGCGGCCTTCTTTCTCAGAATCTCTTTAGTTTCCTCCGAGAGAGTAAATGAACCATCTTCTTGCGGTATCTGAGTGTTATACCCAAAATTATGATCTAAGGCGTTAAGCTTAGAGCACCAAGCTGCTTCCTTAACTGATAAGATCTCGAGCGGGATGGAGTCCTCTAAGATTTCAAATATAAATGACTCCTTGCCGTGCAGATTCCACGATCTCTGGAGATGACTCGAGTGATGCTGACCTTTTCGCAGATAAAAAAGATGATCAGATCTTCTACTAACAAGATCAACAGTCTTACCAACGTAGACTTTGTTGTTCAACGTGTTTCTTATGCAGTAGATCAATCCCAGTCTCATGCGAATTCTTACCCAAAAGCACCTTTTCTCTTGAAATCATCAATTATCTTTTTGTACTGAGAGATCTTTCTAGTCTCCATCTCAAAACCCGTGAGAGAGTGTCCAAGTTTTAGACAAGCCTTCAAGGAAGCACAGTTTCCCATGAATGGGTCGAATACCGAGCTTCCGGGTAGACAAGATGACATCCTTATAAGGAGCTCAGCTAGATCATCAGAGTATGCCTCATCCAGAGAACCGGTCTCGACCAGCCAGGTATTACCTACGCACGATGCTGAATCTTCCAGCATCAAATACTTTTTAACGGACTGACGATCTATCTTCCAGACATCGCCATTGCAGAAGAACAATACGTACTCGTGAGAATTAACGAGCATATTTTCGGCTCGCTTTCCAGGAAGCCAAGTCTTCTCGATGACGATATTGTCGACGTGATTGAATCCCTCGTCGCACATAGTCTTGGCGATCTCAAACGGTCTGAACTTTGCCTCGGTGGGTGCATAGCAGATCAAGAACACGATTCCGTTCTTTGCCATGGATGGCTTTAATCTTGAAGCAAAGTTTCTGATGAACTCCTCGGAGTAACCATCTCGTTTTCTAATCGGGATCCTGGTGATGCATACTTCAACTCCGTTAGGCCAGACGGAATCCCTGTCGAGGAGATTACTCTGGTTGATCTTCACGGAGGTATTGAATATCAGGGAATAATTATTGGACATAATAGTTTCTCCAGCTTACCACTGTTATACTAAGATAATGTGGCAAATCAAAATGATCCTGAGCTCCCAAATCCACCGGAACCGCGAGGCGTATTTTGATCTATCTGATATACTTGTTCGATTACGTAGTCATTAGAGTACGGGTGCATTATCATCTGAGCGATCTTCTGTCCTTGAAGAAAGTGCAATGAGTCTCCGGGAACTAATACGGGCTGAGATTCGGGAGTAGGATAGTGAGGCCTATGATTTAGATTAGTCATCACTACGTGAATTATGCCGCGATATGACTCATCGATGATACCCGCATATACCAATAAACCCTTAGAACCATTACCAGATTTAGATGTAATCTCGGCATAAGTGCTCTCCGGTAGACTTAGTCTCACGTTGAGTGGATGCTTGACTACTTGACCGGGATGAACCCAGAAATCATCAGATGCGAACAGATCGAAACCTGCGTCGGTCTTATGGGCTTTAATCGGTAGCTTTCCATCTTGAAGTAACTCAACCTTGATGATCTTGCTCATTTATTCACCTTCTATTGAGATATTTGATCTAGTCGTTATTTTTCATCAAACAACATATTCAATAGATCTACCTTGAAATAAACGACGAACACGGTTATTGCACTTTAACGTTGTTCGTGATCTCTTTGTAGTATGATATGCGCTGTCTAGCATGACGAGCAAGTATCGTGGAGGCCTCTGGAATATAATCTAGTATTATACAGACTGACTTAGTTTCTGTTTTTCTAAGGCCTCTTCCCACTGCTTGTAAGACAGCAGATTTGCTCGCCGTAAAGTTAGCAAGAAGCAAAACTTCAACGCTTCTCGTGTCGACGCCCTCACCGACCAAGCCGTCAGTTGCGACGAGTCCACGAATCTTACCTTCGTTAAGTTCATTTACCAGCTTCTCCGATCCCTTATCTCGCCCGTTGGCAAAAGGTATGCTCAAAGCAGATGATATCATGTCTCCGTGCTCAATCTGGTCGACCAGTATTAGAGCAATCTTGCCGGCCGCCAAGAACGCCTTGGCGTCCGAGATGATCCTGTCGCTCATCTCCTTCGAGTTGAGTACATGAGCTCTATAGGCCTTCAGCTTATCATTCTTGAAGTCATATCCTTTTGTCTTTACAGATCTTACGATGAAGTACGGTTGAGAAAGCCAACCATTAGCTACTCCCCAGGCGACACCGCGTTCCACTAGGATATCGCCGCAGGCGGCATGTATGAAGATGTCCTTACCGTCCGAGCGATAAGCGGTAGCCGTGAGGCCGTATATTCGGCCCACGGTACCGAGTCCATCGGCTATAGCATAAAAAGTGTTGGCGGGAGTGTGGTGGGTCTCGTCGAAGATTATGACACCAAGATTTAATGTCTTGATATCGTTGATACGGTTTGATACTGAGGCGGCTATGCCTATTGTGACTTCAGAGGGTTTATACTTTCCATCGCCGATAAAGCCAACCTTGATTTTTCCAAAGCACTCCACCAGTTCATTGTAAAACTGATAGGCGATAGATTTACTAGGACAAACGACTAAGGTCTTACGTTTTAGCTTCTTGATTAAGACTGTTGCTGTCTTGGTCTTACCGAGCCCCGTTGCTAAGTTGATGATACCGCGCCAGTTGCAATTATGGGAAACAGTAAAGTCGCCCATTAAATATAAATGATCGCTGTCTAAGGTGAAACCGTAATATTCGCCAATGCCAACCTCTTCAACCTTAAAACCAACATTGAGAACGTTTTTAATCTGCGCTCTTGGCGGAGCTTTTTTCCTACTAACCTTCGTTGGAATTCTGTTTATGTCTCCAGTTATTGTTATTCTGTAATAGAGTTTCTTTTCTTTCTTAAGACTGTTTGTAGCTGTCTTGTAGCTGTCTTTCATGTATGCCGCAAAACCAAGAGACCTTGCGATAAAGACTATAGATTCAGCTATTTGCTTGTTTTTTTGAGTTATATCAAAGATTCCCTCATAGTATGAGCCATCTGTGTCTATGAGACCCGCAAGTAGCTTTAGTCTCTGCTCAGGGGATGAACGAAGATATATGTCAGGTATATGTTTGTTATTTAAAAGTTTTAAACTCTTTAAATTATTAAGAAATATATTGAATTCACCGTTTGCACCTAGTCTATAGGTCATCTTATCTTCATACTGTCTAAGGTTCAAACCGTTGGCTTTAGCGTACGCCTTAAAAGTATCTATGACCTCGTCATCTACGTTGACAAAGGAAGAATCTCTGCTGATGCCATCACCTAGCCACAATCCCAGTATGTAAGGATCTAGCGGGAGTTCTTGCTGAACAAACTCTATCTGGCTGGATCTATAAAGTTTGTATTTATGCTTGAAAGCTTTAGACTGAAGCAAATAGTCGACAACAGTTATATTAACGATCTCGTCGTCTATTATTCTAATTTTATGTCTATATTTACCTAGAGTCCTATTTGCAGAAGAATATGAACGTCTTAGAGAAAGCAAATGGTTTGAATTAACTACAAACGGATCTCCTTTCACCGGAATGATTCGATACATCGTATCTGTACCGCTGGTTAATTTCAATACTTTTCTAGGTTTAGAATCAGGCCCCATTATAAGATCATTTACGGCAATATCTTCTACTGCTTTTAAACTGCCATCGAACATTAATATCAACTGGCCTTTCGCATGGCACATAGCCACCTCTACCGCTTCTTCTTGATAAGGTCTGAGCTGTATCGATTGGTTTGCGCTCGCCCACGGTAAAGATATTTGATCGCCGGTTTCTTTGCGGTGATCGGTGGCGTTTGGTATTAGGGATTTGACCAACGAAGCAAAACCTGAGGGCACTATAATAGAATTTCCCTCTTTCTTTAAAAGCGTACCATAAGATTCACTTTCAAGCTGTGCCATCAACGCTGGAGACGCACCGAATGGATTCATTCGCATCCGACGAAGCTGATACTGCTTAGATTTATCGACGTACGAGAGCTGGCGTTTTATTTCCGATTCAATCGATTCATCGATATGATCGATGCGGATAATATCATTGAATATGTGCGCGTTAATTTTCATATTGATCTTCGTATAATTTGTTTAAATCCAAACGTGTTAGAAGGGATTGTACATGCAAAAACAGATCAACGATCAAGACCTCAACAAGTCAATTACTACTGAG